AAAGCTTCTTTGTCCGGGCAACCGGATCAACCACATACCAAAAGGTTCCTTCACTTGTTTTGTACTCGAACCAGAAATTATTACCTTTCTGGAACCAATGCGGATCCACCACAGTAGAAAACAACATGGTGTTCAATTTTTCTTGTGTGTACTTCTCTGCCTGCAGGTATTCTGGCAAGCGTTCCTGTGCCTTTGCAACAGAGACAGTCGTACACAGACCGCCCATTAAAAGGGTAATGAATAGCATTTTCCTCATAGATTGAACTTTTATCGTGTTTATGAAAAAACAAACATACACAAAATTCTTCATTTAACAATCTTAAACAAGAAATTTTGTGTAATTCTGGAAGACTTTTCTTAGTGCCTTATACAAAGGACTTTGGGAGAATTACCCATTTTTGAGGTAATGACTTGGCAACCGTGCCATTTGCTTCGTTTTGCCTTGAATTGCTTTTCAAGTAACTCATTTCAAAGGACAAAGATAGTGAAAAAATCCCGATACATACAAAGTGTATCAAAGGAAAAAATGACTATTGATTTAATTTGTTCAATCGCATTACAATTGAAGTTTGGCTTCTGCCCATTTTAGTTGCAATGTACTTAATGCTTTTGCCCTCACTATGTAATTTCAATAGAAATTGGTCTGCATTTCTCGTCCATCGCTTATTGGCGTTAGGATGTTTTTCATAGCTTCCCTCTGAGATTTTTTCGGGATGTAAAAATTCATCTACAAACACAGATGGAAAACGCTTGTCATATAATACAAGTGTTTTCATTTTAGCCCTTGTTATTGCAACGTAGAATAATCTACGTTCTTCTCCGAATGGGAATTGGTCGCTTTTGGTAAGTACATAGCTGAGCACAGGGTCATCACTAACAAGAGAGGGAAAACCGTAAGTGTCCTTATTACATTGCAGCAAAATTACATAATCTGCTTCAAGCCCTTTGGATTTATGTACTGTCAAGAATTCAATTTTTCGTCCTCCTATCACATAATAGAATCTATTACCCTCTTTAAAGGATTGATACATAAATGACAGGTAATAATCATCAAAAGAATAACGTCCCAATAAGAAAACGGATTTGTCTGATGGAATAGAAGCTATCAGCTGTCCTATTGTGTTGCAATAATCACGTCTTTCGTATGGATGGAATTCTAATTCAGTCTTAATTTCTGAATTGAACGGACGAATACTCTTTTGTATTTGGGCTTTATTGCGTTGTATAAACTGAGACGATAAAGCAACCAAAGGCTCTCCAAATCTGTATGTAGTTTCAATTTTGTTTATTTCGGTTGCACCAAAGTATTCGGGAAATTGATTAAAAAGTGCCATATCACTTCCCGAAAAACGATATATGGATTGCCAATCATCGCCCACACAATACAATTTTGCAGGAGGATTTCCTTCTCGCAATGCCTTCAAGAAGTTATAACGGTCAACTGATATATCCTGAAACTCATCCACTATAATATAATCATACTCAACAGGGTGTGAAGTGCTACATATTTCTGTGGCTTTAAGAATAGCATCTGTAAAATCTATTTGTTGGCTCTCGCTTAACGCTTGTATATAACGTTCATAAACAGGTTGAAATATATTCTCTATAATAAAAGTACTTCGTTCGTCATTGGCTTTGTATGCTTGTTTCAAAACCTCATTAAGAGATTTACAGCTTGACTTAACCAATGTGGAGAAGGTAACAACAAGTCTTATGAATGCTTTTTCTTGTTTGCTGCCTTTAGGTAGTACTAAATCATATAACTCTTCATCAGTTTTTTCTTTAATGGGTACGCCTGCATCACTTAATAGCGTTCTAAGTTTATCCCTTATATCTGAATAATGGAAATCTGCACTTGATGTTACTAATAGCTGTGTTCCAAACTTCTCGTGAGCAGCTTTTTTCCAAGTTATCCCGTCATTATATTTTTGATTGGCTTCTTCGTATGTGATATTCTTATCTTTTGCAAACCAAGCAGGAACAAGGCTGTGGCCATCAACTCCAAAATGTTCCAAGTATATGCGTTTAGTCTCTCCCTCTTTGTCAAAGTATATCGAAAAATCGGGACGATATTGAGAGTGCATTTCATCTGCCAATTGATGTTCATACGCTTCCTCGTATCTGAATTTCACGCCAAGCGAAGACAGTACAAAACATATCTTTTGCTCCTGTTCACTCCTAACATATATTGTTTTGCCGTCCATGTCAGGGAACATTGCTTTCAGCTGTACGTTCTTTACCTCTGCCAATTGCTCTCGTCTTTGACTTTTGCGTTTTTCCCAATCGGCTTCATTAGTCGAGTAGTCTATGAAATACTCTACAACGCTTTTCTTAAAGGCGGTGTCTTTTAACAGACTATGATATATTTCGACAAACAAGGCATCTGTGTTATCACAAATAGATGGTTTTATGCCTGTCTCTTTTCCAATTATATCAAGTGCTAATTTATGAAAGGTATAACCTTTTAATCCGTTTGTTGCCAACCTTTCAGTTAGTTCAGCAGCGGCTTTGTTAGTGTAGCTGATAAGCAATATTCTTTGAGGGGCAATACCTTTAATTTCTGTAAGATATTTAACTTTCCCCACAATAGATGAAGTCTTACCGCTACCTGCGCTACTAACAACGAGACAATTATCTTCCTCTGAAACAATGGAACGCCTTTGTTGTTTGTCCAATGGATATCTCAGACAATGGTCAAAAAAATCTTTGTGCGTATCAAGTGTGTGGTTTATAACCGTTTCATTATGTTGCTTGACAAACCTATTGATGTTGCCAAAATCACGGATTAGTTTTGAAATAGTTTCAGATGGGGCAATATGGAATGCTTCAAGTTGCTTGGCAAGTGAATGTGCTTCTTGAAAATATGGTTTGTAATGATTTGTAAAGTCTATTTCTTGCGTTGCTGATATTATCTTGCCATGAAATTCATTGTTTAGGTCGGTCGGAATATCAACAAATACGGTGTCATTGAGGGCTGACAATCTTTCTTTAGCTTGCTCATAACTTGATTTATCTTTATACGGAGATATATGGTCTAATTTTTCAGAAAGTTCTTTGGACTTGTTTTTTAGGCGTGTTCGTACTATAGCCATTACAACAATTGAAATAGCGATAACACAAATTACCCACATAAACAATGACTGCATATTAGAAAATACTTACCGTTGATAAATGCTTGCGCTAAATAAAAACAGGAATTATAGCAAGAAACTATTTTCTTTAAAATAATCCATTATGTCTTCATCAGAAGTTGCTTCATCTACAGCTTTCAAAATTTTTGCAAAGCTCTCGAACTTATCAACTTCATAACCACTACAAGTTGTAAAATCTTTATCGCAAAAGAAAATCATTTCTCCCGGAATTGTCATTGACCCCGCACCATTAAGACTCCTAAATCTATGGCTTACTGCCCAACCGGTAAATTCTCCTTTGTGATATTTTGCGACGTTTTCTTTTAGCGAAGCAAGTTGTTCTGAAAGTTTCTTTGTATATTTATTTAAGTCGGATTTAGCCTCTTCTTTTTCTTTCTTTGCCCGTGCATACTCTCCACGAGAAAATTGAGAAGAGTAACCATTAGGAGCCCAAATATCCATAGATGATTCGGCGGATTCAATTTTATTTTTACATCTATTTATTTTGGACATCAAATCTTTAATATCATCGCTGATTTCCATGATAGGTTCAATAGTAGTTACATCAATGAACATACTATCAACCCTTGTTGATATTGGCTCATAAGAATCTGGGTGATAGAGATAATCTTTAAGGGTCTCTTTAACCAATTTCTCAGCTTTATCCTCTTTAGATAGTGTGCAAGAAGTCATAACTAATGCAACTGCACAGAACAATAAAGTAATAACATTCTTCATAATGCTTGCTATTTTAATGATAATTATTGACAATGTCCAAAACACGAAGCGTGGCACTGCAGATGCTACGTCTTAGTTCGGAGGTCCTGAGAAAACCCTGTGTACAGATGTAGTAATAGCAGCCCACGCTATAGCGTGAGAACCACTATGCTACCCTTGTACACAATTCAGAAATTTCTCAGGTTTCCGTTCTACAAGATAAGCATAACGCTTCTTCTTTTTTCGTATGTCTTGGATAGAGTTACCTCAATCCGAATACAAAAGTATAAAAAATCCGTGATATGCCATTCAACAATCACGGACTTTATTTTGACTTACAGCTTAATACCTCTGTTTTGTCTCGGCTTCGGTATTCCGATTGCTTCTCTAAACTCATCCCTCTTGCGTCTAAACCAACTAACATGCGATACCCCGTCAATCGTGAAATCAAACTTTCCGTTATCGTCCTCCTTGATGGAGCAGATAGAACGCTTGGCTTCAAAACTTTGGTTGAACTCCGAAGAGTAGAGTTTGCCTGTTACGGGGACATCCTTGAATGCGCATAACCGTTGGATAATACCGTCATTGAAACCCAAGCGTTCACGCAGGAAGTTTATCATCGGCATCAGCTTAACCACATACGGAAAGTAGCGTTTGACAAAATCAGTGAACTCTGACATCTTTTGGTGTCGCTTTTCGTAGGCATCCGTTATCTCCTCTATGCACTTTGTGTGTTGTTGTTCCCTCTGTCGGGCTTCCTCTTCAAGTTCCGATACACGCTCATGCAGATTTCTGTTCTCCCTCTCCAGCGTCTTGACCTTGTTGCTGCCGAAAAGAGAACCGACACTCTCGGCTATGTTGGTCGCTGCGGTCGTGGCTGCGCCTTTCAGTTTCTCGGTCTGCACTTCTTTCTTGGCTCGTTTCAGTTCTTCCTGCGCTATCTCTTTACGGTCTTGGAGTTGCCCTATATCAGTCTGTAACTGTTCCGTCTGCTGCATCAAATCTCGGTAATACTGCCGTATGGAAATATGCTTCGCTTTCGAACCGTCAATGCCACGCCGCAACTCGTACTTTGCCATCGCAATGGCGTATGTATCTTGGTAGGACTTCAATTTCAGCCGTGTCATAATATCATCGGCACACAGTCTTATGGTGTCGGTAGGCTTCTTTCGGTAGCGTTTCTTTACCTGTTCCTCTTTCTTCTTGCGCTTACGTTCTCCTTTGACTATCGGAACAAGGGTGGCGTGTATGTGTGGTGTCTGCTCATCCATGTGCAATACTGCCGACACGATATTCTTCTTGCCGAATGTGTCGGCAAGGTATTTCATATTGTCGTTACACCACTCATCAAGTCTGCCCTCGTTGGTGATGCGTTCCATATCATCGTGAGTTCCCGTAAGCAATATACGGATAGCCCTCACTTGATTGTTCCCGATTTTGCGTGTCAGCCCTGCGGTGTCCAATCGGTGCTGTATGGCTTGTGTCCTGTTCTCCACTCCGTCAGGAAACTTTATCAGTTCCCGATTGAGGTGTGTCCTGCTCTCATCGGCATTTTTCGGTCTGATGGTGCGTTCTATGTGCGCTGACATGGCGGAATCCGTTCCGCTTGTCTTTTCCATATGTAATACTGCATAACCCATATAATAATCCTTTCTTTTATAGCTTGTGAAACAATGGTTGGTTATTCTTCTGCACGGCTTCTGCCGTTGGCTTGGGAGAGTCCAGAGAGGTGAACCTCTTTGGCTTATTGGGGAATTTTCAGCGGTACGGAGTAATGCGGCTCGGAAAATTCCCTAATAAGCTATGGTATTTTCCGCTGGCAAATATCCGCACGGCTGCAAGCGTCCCCCTCCCTACATCTTCAGCCCCCGTTTTTTCGGTGGTTGCATCATCCGCCTTGCGGATTGGACTTGCCTCTCCTGCTTCATCGGCTCTGCCGATTGGGACAAGGGCTTACCGCACAGGTAGTCGTTCAAATCCTTGTACTCACGGTAGTATATGGACATGTCGGAAAGGCGTTCTCCGAACCTTGCTTTCAGATGCTCGCAGGCTGTCCGTCCTGCCGTGTCATTGTCAAGGAAACAGTCGATTCGGGAATAGTCAGCCAATATGCCCTCCGCCTTTGCGAGATTGGAAACGGAGTTCAAGATGATATAGTCCTGCATGGTCAGTCGGGGGTACTGCGGATTGTTCCTCATACGGATGGTAAGGAATGAGAGGTAATCCATAAAGCCCTCGAAAAGATAACACATACTTCGTGACTCTCCTTGTTGTCGGATATGGGTGATGTCTTTTGGAGCGACACAGCCTTTGAAATAGCGGTTGCGCACCTCATAGCCCCCTGCCATGTTCGGGAAGCCGAGGGCAAAGTATGGCTTATCCTCATATATGTAATGCCGTTCCTTGCATTCCCTCTTGGCGAGTTCGGTGCTTATTCCTCGCTCCTGTAAATAGGATAATAGTGCAGGAGAGGATAACTCCGAAACTTGCAGGTGTCGGTACATCGGTTCTGAAACGGATTGCCGACCAAAAGAGAATGGTGTATGATTGGCGGTATGCTGATAGGGTGTCTGTTTGGCGATACACTCCAGCAGATACGGCACATTGTCGGAACGGTAGAGTTCCGAAGCCAATGCGATGATGTTGCCGCCCTTGCCGATGCCGAAGTCATACCATTGGTTGAGTTCGGTGTTTACCTTGAACGAGGCTTCGGCTTCCTCTCTCAGCGGTGATTTGTACCAAAGGCTGTTGCCTTGTTGCTTGACGGGTGTGTACCCCAAACTTTGCAGATAGTCTGCGATTCTGATTTGTTTTACTTCCTGTATTGTCATAATGTATATTCCTACGGATTTGATGATGGTGGATAAAGCGATGATTTGATGAATGGGTAGTTTAACGCATTGAATTACACCTATATATTCTCTCATCAATTATTCATCAAACCACTCACGAAAAGAGAAATTCATCGTTTGCGGTATCGGGTGTGGTCTGTCCTTCCTGTTTTCTCTTTTCATCAGTGAATTTCTTTTGATGAATGTTTGATGAGAATGTAAATATCTATATTTCAATGTATTTATATACTTATTCATCATTTCATCAAAATAATCATAGTGTTTCCAAAAACGCTTTTGTCACGGTGTAGAACCGTCCTGTCTTCCGCACGGGCGAATAGTGGCAGTCACGGGTATAGTCCAACTGATAGGTGGTATAGGTAAGCGTGTTGGGTGCAGGATTAAGTTTCCAGCACTCTTTCAATATCTTGCGGACTTGGTGTTTCTCCACCCTTGCCTGTGAATACCGCAGCAAAAGAAAGATGTCGTTGCAGTCAAAAGAGAAAGTGTCAGTGCCCACACTCTCCATAATGTCAAGTATAAGTTCATACATCTCTATCTCTAATCTGTTGCGGTTGCTGCGGATGATTCGCCGCAAGGCTTCGGTATGCAGCAGCGAGGGGGCGAACCACATACGGCTTTTCTTTTCGGTGGATAGCTGCCTGTATTGCAAAAAATGGAGAAAGGCAGGTATCTCCGCTTTCAGCTTTTGCAGGAAGTCGGTATCATCCGACTGCAAGCGGTCTATCTTGCGTACCCAATAGCGTGTTTCCCCTGCATCAATGATGACAGGCAGATACTCGTTGTTGGAACACAGCACGAACTTGGCGAAGAATGCTATTTCGTTACGGTCTTTTCCTTTGGCTTCCACCTTGTAGGATAGTGCCGTGCTTAGGTTCTTCAACCGCTCGCTGTCCTCCCTGCGGCTCAGCAGTACCTCGTCCACTACGATAAGGAGTTTCCCTGCCCAGTCGGAATTGAACTGGCTGCGGAAATCCTCGTTGGTGTTGAAAGTGACATTGTTCTGAAACATGATTTTCAGAAAGTTCAGAAAGGTGCTTTTGCCCGTGTTGCGTTCCTCCGATACCAACAGCAGGATGGGCAACTTCTGAATGGGCTGCAGGTAGAGCAGTTGCAGATAGTCCATCCCCAACTCGTATTGCTCCCCGAAGATGTGTTCCACCAACGAGCGGACTGAGGGGAAATCACCCTCTTTCGGTAGGTGGTCTATCGGCTCGTAGAGGTTAAGGAACTTGCCGATTACAGGCTGATAGCTGACGTGTTCGGGTACGGTGCAGAAGCCGTCATACTTGGGTACGCTGCCGATGTAGTCCTTGCCGTGGTCTTGGCGCAGGGTCTCGTTGTTCCACGGGATGCGCTTCCTTACATACCCTCCGTTCAAGGTCGGTTGCTCCACAATCTTGTAGAGGGTTGTGCCGACACGGATAAACTCTTCCTTTGCCATGCCGCTATCCGTGGGCGGTCGGTGGCTGTCTTTTACTTTGTTTGTTTCCATATTCCAATGATTTAAGTTTGAAAAAATGTCAGCCACAAAAGTATAAGCGTTTGTCGAATAGGTTGATACGCAAATCGCAGCAGAACACAGCAAAAAATACTTTGCAACCAAAAAGTGAGTAATCTTTGGATGAGAAACGTATGAAAAAGCAAAAACACGCCCGAAGAAGCACCACTCAAATGGCTGTCTCTTCGGGCGTGTTGTATTCGTATGTTGGAATGGCAATATGCCTATTCAATTATCAGTATAAATATATTGTTGGCAATGGGAATACGCATTGGTCTCACTACTTCATGTCGTCATATTGATAAACTTCATGCCTGAAAGTTAGATGTTTCCATACTGTTTATGCCCAGCGAAAAGAAGATGTTTATTTTTTCTTTTCGCAAGTACAGCCTTTCAAGAATGGCATTGCGAACCTGCTCCGCTCCGAATGTGTTGATGCGGAAAGCAAGGGCGATGATGGCTTCAAGATTGTAAACCTCCATGCTGTGGTTGTCAGATAGGCGGATGGTACACTTTATCTCATGTTCCCTCAAAATTCCGCTTTTGCAGAGAGCCTTTATCCCTGCTCGTATTGTAGGGGCGACAACCCCGAACAACTCACAGAGTTCCCACTCGGTCATGGCAATAGAGCCTATATCGGTCGGCAGAACGATGTTGCCCTGCCCGTCCATTGTGATGATATTGCACTTCATGGCTTTGTTATATTATGTGGTTGCACTTCCAAATGATGCGTTCAGTTTGTTTCCGAACATTGTAAGGTCGTTGTCGAGTTTCTGCGTGGTAATCTTTGCGTAGATTTGCGTGGTGACAATATTCGTATGCCCCAAAACACGGCTTACGCTTTCAATAGGCATACCCTTGCTAAGAGCCAGAGTTCCAAATGTATGCCTTGCGCAATGGTAGGAAATTTGCTTCTCTATTCCACATTCGGCTATCACTCTTTTAAGCTGTTTGCACATCGTCCAATAGTTGATTTTACCGAATACCAACTTATCTTCCGACAGATGTTTATACCGCTCGATTATCTGCAATGGAATGTCAAGCAGTTTCACTTGGAACGGAACATTGGTCTTATGCCGTTTGGCGATTATCCATTTCTCACCGTTCACCTCCACGATTTCATCCGTTGTAAGTTTTTTCATATCCACGAAAGACAATGCGGTGAAGCAGGCGAATACAAACAGATCACGCACCAATGCGAGGGTCTGATTGTCAAACTCATGTGCCATGATTCTTTTGATTTCATCCTCCGTCAGATACTCACGCTCCTTTACATTCGGGCTGATGTGGAATTGTGCAAACGGGTTTCTCGGTATCAGTCCGTTGTAATGCGCCCTCATAACGACACCTTTCAGCCACATACAATTCAGCCAAATGGTAGCGTTCTTCAATCCACGTTCTGCCGTGAGGTAGGCGGCAAACTCCTTGATGAAGTCGGGTGTAAGTTCCAGCATCGACATATCATTACGCTTGTAGAATGACTTGATAAAGGCTGCGACATAGTTCCTTGCCCTTACCATTACCTTGTATGTGCCGATGCTGCGGTCCTTGCCGACACGTTTCATAAAGTTGGCGCAATCCTTGTCAAACGCCTTTATCAGTGTTTCATATTCGCTGCCGATGCCTTGATAAGCGTTGCGCACCATTTCAGCCGTAACGTATGCCTCACGGTCTGAAATACGCTGGTAGTGCTTGATGATTTGCGCCTTGATGTTATCCAAAGCGTGGTTGATGTCCCGTGCCTCTGCGCTCTTGCCTTTGGCTCGGTTTCCTTTCGCATCCCAAAGCGTTTTCAGGATGCTCCGTTTGCAACTGAACTGCGCCACAGTTCCGTTGATTGTCACTCGTCCCATAATAGGGACAATACCGTCTTTCTCCTTGCTGCCGTTCACGTAAAACAGCACTTTGAATGTACTTCTTGCCATACTCATTTTTTTTTGTTTGCAAAGTTAAATATCAACGAGTTAGACCTTGTAAGCCAATCAAAGCCATACGGAGAAAATTTCAGTGCCATGTGTTAAAAATCACCTTCCATCGGGTAATGATTTGCAAACCGTTCTCCTGCTTAGTTCTGCTTTTCTTTGCTTTTTCGGTATTTTCGGTTTGGCATCGTTTGACACCGTAACAGCACTGATGTTAAGTCGTTTAGCGTCATTTCTCCCGTTTTTCAAGGTTATTCCAGAGATTTTTCGTATGTTTGTTTCATTTATCCTTTTTCTTATCAAAAAGTATACCCTGAAATAAAGCTAACCATATGATTCCGTATCCTTAAATCATTCTGTTCCTTATTATATTTTCCCCAAGCCAAATCATACCCGATAGTAAATGAAATCCGTTTA